CTGAATTCCCTAAAGCTGGAGGAGATGTCGGTAAAGTACTTCTTGGTCAAGGTAATACAGCTGTTCAGTTAGGAGTTATAGCTCAAGAACTAGAGTCTGTTGCACCTAATTGTATAATCACAGATGATAAAGGAGTTAAGTCTGTAGATACTGATGAACTGTTCTGGCACATGCTTAATGCTATTAAAGAGTTATCAACTAAAGTTAAAGCATTAGAAGCTGGATAATGGAAATCCCCTCCGCTAAACTACCCAAACCTCTGGACATCCCTCAGATGTACCTGAGACAGCCTACAGCAGACGTTCCTGCTTTCCGCCCCATAGTCATCCCACCAGCTGATTTGGAGCGTCCAGAGGGCACACAGAAGGCGGAGGAGAAGGAAGAGAAGACAGAGCAACCACCTCCACCTAAATTAAAGATACCTGTAATAGACATACAGCTACCTATCCCTACAGTGGAAGTAGTAGCTGTAGCATCATATGCAGCTGTATCAGCCGTAGTTGTAACTACTTTTGCTGAACCAGTATCTAAAGGTATTAAGAAAAAAATCCAAAAATTCCTACAAGGTAAAGTTAATAAATGGAAGGAAAAGCGGAAGAAAAAAAAGGACTCCTCGGAAAGCTAAAAGATGCTGCAGAGGATCAAGAACACCAAATCCAGATTCTCGGTACATTTGTCAGACTTGGCGTTGTGGTTTGGAGTGGTTTCATAATAACAATGAATTACGTGGAATTACCTATGATTAAGAAATCAGGTAACTCAGATATCACGTTTGTGGCTAGCGTGTTTACGGGAGCCCTGGCTACTTTTGGCTTGACCACTGGTAATAAGAGCAATGGTACTGGCACACCCGTCAATTGTCCTATGGCAAAGAAAAAGGAAGAATGAACAAATGGCTTTTACTCTTCCTACTGTTATCCCCCTCGGTAGCAAGAGCCGAGTTAGTCACACCTCAGTTCACCCAGGGGTCGATGAACTCAACAACAACAACACAACAAGATATAGAAGAAGAGATAACGATAACAACTTACGGGTCAGCATTGAACAAGTGGAGTGGGGACAATATAACCCATACCTCCACCTCATCAGGCGGTATCGCAGATTCAGATTCAGTATTCAACATGACAACAGCTGGTTCGGATTTCACTTTGGAAATCGTAACAAGAGCAGCAAGTCAGGTACTGGAAGTAACAGAGATAGAAAGAACTATCGAAACTACTGCTACTACGGTATCGTTATCAGTCTTCTCACAATAGGTACACCTGTATATGCAGAACCAGAAGTCCAAAACACTTCCAATCCTGTGGCAGCAGCAACAGGAAATGTTACCAATCAAGCTGTGCAATTCCAGAATAATGGAGCTCCATCTCGTCAAGTGTATGGACCCAACAATTCTTGTAATGGCGCAACAATGACATTCAGCCCATTCTATATGGGCAATCATACAACACCGTATGATGATAACATGGATCAACAAAGCTACACTGTAGCTGAGAACTGGGGAGCTCAATTAAATTTTATGATTCCTCTTGATGGTTCTTTAGTTGAAATATGTAAAGGTATAGCGAAGAAACATGCTGCAAAGATGTCTTTAGATTATGAGTTAGTACGTTTAAAAGAATGTGCTGGTTTACAACAGAAAGGATTTATGATACGCCCTGGAACTAGGGTATATCATATTTGTAGTGATGTGATTCCTATAGCTGCATTTAAAAAAGAAGTTGCAAAACAAATAGCAGCTTCTCAACCACCACCACCACCTAAGAAATGGTGGCAAAAACTTAATCCCCTAAACAAATGAGTACTTTATCAGATCAAAGAGAAGCAAAAGAAAAAGCAGCAGCTGAAAAGCCTGCACCTAAAAAAACTAAATCATCCAAAAAATAACCCACTATTAAAACAATGATCCTAATTATTAAGCCCATCCTATTCGCCTTCTTGAAGTCGGATTCTGTTAAAAAACTAGTCGTTGATCTACTAGAAGCTTATGTTGCTAGAACCGATAATAAGCTAGATGATCAAGCACTCGCAATTGTAAAAGACAAACTATTCAGTTAATATGGCTATCACTTATAATGAAGATGGTACCACCAGTAATTCTATAGCTGAAAGACAAGAAGCTAAAAAGGAGAAACCAAAAAGCAATGGAACACGTAAAGGTACTTCCAAAAAAGGCTACTGAAGATAAGTTTAATGAGTTACATAATCTCGTCACTGAAGATTTTCTTAAGAGAATCCGTAGTGGCGAGGCTACTACCCAAGATTTGAAAGCTGCATGTGATTGGTTAAAGACCAATGATATCACAGGAGTAGCTTATCAAGGTACACCATTAGATAAACTATCAAAGGTTATGCCGATAGTAGACCCAGAACTTATACAACATAGACTCTATGGGACCAAAGCCAAGCCCCAATCCAGGTAGGACAGCAAGGTACTACCGAAGCAAC